ATGTCGGTTAGTTCTTTGAAGTAATCTTGTCCTGTTAACCATGAAAATAATACCAAGCACATTGCAAGGTCATCCGTCATTCCTTCTTCAGCTTCATAGTTTGTTCCTCGTTTGTTTGATACAAACGAGGTCAGTTCAGATAATATATCAAAATCATTTATAACTAATCTATCGTTTTCAATAATTGTTTTTAACATAGAACAACCTATTCTTTTTAAAGATGATGTTGTTCTAACCCCTAGTTGGCTATCTCCACCGCCAAAGCCTCCACCACAAATCTGTCCAGCTCTACCCTTCCAGACTGCCTTTATAAGACCTTCGTATTCTAAATCATGATGTAGTATATCAGCAACTTGCTGTCCAATATCATTAATTTCAACTAGAACAGATGCATTGTTATATGCTCTGCCCGCATTGTAAATTGCTTTTGGATATAATACTGGTGCTATTGTATTGTTTCTAAATGTAGCTACTACCTTATAAGGCACTTCTGTTACATCTACAACTACAAATGCACTGTAGTCGTTTCCTACGCCCCTACTTGTATCTACAGCAATTGCATAGATATGATTAGGTTGCGGTTCATGGAAAATTTTTAAACTGTCGTTGTGTTTGATTGGTTCATCATATACCATCATTCTAAGTTTGTTAGGATCAATCAATGTGTTTGATGAACCTAAGAATTCACATTCGAACTCAACCGCGAATTGTTTCTCCGATGTATTACGTATTGTTTCTTCTTTCCACGCTTCATCTCTACCAGGAACATCCCACCAGTTAACACTAACTGTTGCATAATCATTCATTCCCTTTTCTGCATCATGCCACAGTTTGTAAAACATATTCATGCCGTTTGGCGTAGATGTTATTAGCACCCTTGATGTTCTACCAGATGAAATAGTAGGATACACAGACGAGAAGAACTCGTCTTGTACTGTTGCAGGTACGAATGCAAACTCATCCAAGTATACTAGGTTAATAGACATACCCCTTACAGATGATGCAGACGTTGACGATGCAAATATCTTGGATCCATTCTCTAGTTCAATATTACCTTTGTTCCATTCTACGATACCTTGTTGTAAAAACCATGGTAAGTTTTCATATGCCAATTGTAATCTTGATAAAATTTCTCTTGATGTCGCTGCTTTGTTAGCAAGAATAGCAATGTTGAAATCTGGATTAAATAATGCATAGTGCATCATGATAGCAACCATTGTAGTTGTCTTACCAGTCTGTCTAGGCATTTTACATATTACGAATCTATTAGCATCAACAGTCCTCATAATATTTTTTTGATATTCGTATGGATTGTAGCCTACAAGACCTTCATCAATATTAACAATCTTAATATACTTTTCACAAAAATAAACGACATCCTTGCTACATTTAACAATCTCTTTTATTTGTTCTTCAGTAAAGTCAATTTCAATATTGGCTTTCTTTAGTTTTGGATTGCCTAGATAATGATCAGCCATCTTTCTTTATTTTTCTTGCGCCACCTTCTAATAGCGACGTTAAATCTTTTGTACTGCCTACAAATAGATTGTTTGTTACTTTACTAGGTCCTTTATCCTCTGGTTGCATATCTTTCATCTTCTTTTGAAGATCCAGCAAGTCTTTGTTTGCAGTAGATAAAGTTCGTACTAAATCAGCAACTACCTCAAATGATCTTGGGTGTTGACTCTGTTGAGCTAAATCAACAATTCCATTTAATGCGTCCGTTCCTCTTTCTATAATATTGTATAGATTTTCTCGTGCATATTTGAAATCGTTCTCTAGTTCCGGGTTACTTGGTTTTTCCTTTTCAGTCTTTGCAGGCAACAATTCACCTTCTTTTTCTAGTGGCGAAATGTCTAGTGCTTGACTGATAGGATCGTTATTCGATATCTCCATTGAAATAGTCCTCATAATTAAAAATGTAGTCAAAGTTATCACCAGATTTGATTTCTGAAGGCGGTAACGTTGCAGCAGCATTTGTGGTTGGATTTCTAAATTCATCCAATCCGGGAGTTAATTTGGTAGATGTTGCTATTACATTAGCTGTGGATGATGTATAAAAATTAATATTAGCATTGTTGATAATACTAGTTTCTTTTATAGGTCCATACAAATACCCTTTCATTATAAAATTTAAATTCCATATAAGCGCTCTTCTTGTTTCAAAGTCGCCTTCATATGTATCTTGTGAGCTCATTCCTTGCAACACAATAGGAATATCTGCTTTAATGTCCATTTCTGGAATCAAGTTAATTGTTGCAGTATATTCTGGTGTAAAGAACGGAAGTATCTGTTCTAATATTTGTGTAGCATCTTCTGCATATCTAACATAAATGTTGAAGTCAAAAGATATATCATAAGGAACAGGATTAAAAACGCTCTTTCTTAATGCTGGATCCGTTGCATCTTTTCTTCTTTTATTAATAGTATTTAACTTTCTAGCTGGATCGTATTGCAAAGTAGTCATTTCAAATGACAGTCTTGGTAACAATATACTTTGTTGTTCTGTTAGATTTAAGTTTTGTTCTAGTCTTGCAGTAACTTTTTCTCTGGGTGCATATGTTAACGGGCACTTTATTTTTTGAATAACATTGCCACTGCTATTTTTTCTTTTTATATGAATGTCATTGAAAAGCGTACCAAATAAAATGATATACTTTCTAATACTTTCATGGTAGTAATCATGACCAAACATTAGAACGATCCTCCTTCACTGAATGGATCCCTGTCTGTAAAGTCAATAAAATTATCAGCTTGTGTTTCTATAAATGAATTTTCACTGTCTGTTATATCGTCTTGATCTAATTCTGTAAACCCGCTTAATATAATTCTATCACCTCTTTCATCGTGGATTGGTAAATCTCCAGTTTCCATCATTAGCTGAGACTCTCTGAATATATCCATTGATCTTTGTTGCTCAAGCTGATCAATTTCTTGTATACCAGTACTGAATCTCTCACCAGAGTATTCAAACATTTCTAATCTTAGTTCATAAAACTGTAGCTGACCCATTTGATAGAATACAGGTTCGTGTTCTACAAAACTTAATGAGTACAATTTTTGATTAAGTGGGAACCAAATTAAATCGCCTTCTCTAGGTCTTGGAATGTTTGCTAAATCAGAACGTCCTACTTCATCTTCAAAAGTTCTTCTAGCTACTGACATTGTCATAGTATCTCTTTGCTCAACGCCAAACTTAGATAAGAAATCGCCCTCACCACCAAATCCTTCTACAGAATTAATGTACATAGTCGTGGTGTAAAATTCTTTGAATAAACCTAGATCACTTTCACCATAAAGGTTATCATAGTCATAGTACGTCTTTGGCAAATAGTATGCATCAATACCATAGATGGAAATAGACTCAATAATTAAATCTTCTATTAAGTCTTGTTCGCCACTATTGTTAAAGTTATTGAAGAATACATTTGTAGCCATTTTATCCCACCATATCTTCTGGAGGATACATATATGCTGTTGCCATTTCTTCTTCTAGTTGTTGTCTTTCTGCAACCGCATCATCATATATCTTTTGTCCATTAAATTGGACTCCCCCAGGAAGTTGCAGCCCCTCAAACTTTGTTAAGTTGCTACCCCATTGAATCTTTATCAAGCAAGAAGCATATCTTAATAACCATCTATCTTTCCAGATATCTGTATATGTTGCTGGATCCCATACCTTATAAGCCTTAGCTATAATGTAATCGCCAGTATTAATTCTACTCCAATTCATATCAATATGTAATTGGTTGCCTACTCTACTATATCTAAACAACTGCTTTCCAACGAGTATTTCTTCGATCATACGAATGTTTTGGAAGTTCATATAGTAAGGTACCAGTTCATACCTAGAAAGGTCGTAGAGATCGTTTAAAGCGATCTGATACCTGATATTAAACAGGTTGTTTGTAGATGTTGAGTCACCAATGTCAAAAAGATCCACTACGCCAATAATATTATCTGGCACAGTGATATACCCATTTGTCTTATCATCATCGGTAACAACGTGTTTGTAATATGTTTGCTCTACACCATCGAAATGATAATCTTGATAATATGATAATGCCTCATCTACTCTATCATCAACTTGATCTTCATCGACGTTAATTTCAATTACAGGTTTACCCAATCTTCTAAGACAGTGTTCTTTAAATTGATCTTTTGTTGTTGGTACACTCATAATACTATTTATTCTCCCCAGGCTATGTTGCCGTTTGCCTGATATACTTTGAACACTCTCCCTGAGTTGTCTTCTAAGTCAGTACCTATTCTAACATCGCCTTCTACATCAAGCGTTGCCTGTGGATTAGCTGTCTGTATGCCAATTCTATCAGATGTAGTATTTGCAACTAACAAATCATCGTCTGCATCAGCACCAAGTCTCTTACCGCCTTGAGCATCTTTAGATTGTTTAATTTTTGCATTAGCAGACCCAATATTTTGACCTCTTGCTGTGTCTGCTATAATGTCTGCTAAATGTCTACCTTTACTTGCCATTTATTACCCCCACGCTACATCACCGTTTGCATAATAAACTTTAAATGCTCTATCGCTTCCATCTAACAATGTGTCATTGACGGTTACGTTAGCACTGAAATATGCATTGCCATTAACAGATAATACATGGGCTGGATTTGTATTGCCAATACCTATGTTGTTATTAGCAGCAATTGTTATGTTGTTTGAAGATCCAATCCCATAAGACATTATTTGCAACAAGTCGTTATTAGATGCTGCTTGTGTTAAAACAACGTTAGCACCATTTGTTGCTGTGTAGTCTTCTGTCTCTTCTAATAAAATACCGTTTAAGAATACCTGTATGCTATCGCCAGTTCTATATCCTAAACTGTTTCCGTTGTCGTCTGTTCCAGCAAAATTAGTCTGGTTATTGCTTGATACAAACTCGTAAAGAGTGAATGCGGAGAACCCTGCTGCACCGGCTTCGTTTGTCCAGTAAAGTTGTCCTGCACCATCTGTTTTTAAGACCTGTCCAGACGAACCGTCTTGGGTAGGAAAGGATTGTGAGTTTACAGTTAAATTGGAGAGATTAGCACCTACTTCAAATACAGCTGTTGCATTTGCGGAGTATAAGATACCGTCGGCTGTGTTGATAGCCAACTCACCCGCAGATAGTTGTGATGTATTTGGTGCGTTTCCAGAAGTACTGGAGCGCTTGATCTTAATTACAGATGCCATTTAGCTCCTCGTCAATGCGTATATACGCAGAGTTCAAAGCCCCTTATATAAGGGGCTTATATTATTTAACTGTATGTTCCGCCATCTATGATAGCATCAAACGTTGCAAGGTCTCCTGTGCTAGACGAGTTAGCAGCATTGTATGTCACGGTTGTACCGGGCTCTGTTCCAATGCCATTTACAGCAACAATTGTATCTGTTGTTGCATCTCTTACGATAGCAAAGTGCTTAGTAGCTCCGTCATTGTATGTTCCGTAGAAACCTATGTCTACTACGTCACCTGATGTGTTATTATCACCAAGAGATAACATAGGATCGTCAATAGTAACCGTAGTTGATTCAACAGTAGTTGTTGTACCTTCAACTGTTAAGTTACCAGCAACTGTTAAGTTTACTCCAACTCTTGCACTGCCTGTTACATCTAAGTGGCCACCGACGTCTGTGTTTGCACCTTGAAGTGAAGTGTTGCCAGCAACATCAAGAGTACCATCAGTGTTAATATTACCTGATGCAGAAATAACTGCATTTGCAGTAGAGTTACCAACTGTGACTGCACCGTCAAATTGTGATGTGCTTGTTACGTCTAATGTGCCGCCAACAGTAGCATTTCCTACTACGTCTAAGCTGTTTACGTTTGCTAAGCCTGTAGTTGTTACAGTAGCAGTTGTTACATCATTTGCTAAGTAAACTTCAATGTTACTACCATCAACGTTCTTAACTACAACGTTATTTGCACCACTGAATGTTACTGTATCAGCGTCTGCGTCATCGCCAGCTGCATCTCCAAGTACAACCGTACCTGTTGTAGCAGATCCACCAGCACTTAAGTCGTAGTCAAAGCTCTCAGCTGTAACTGTGATTTGTGTAGAGTTACCTGAAACAACAATACCATTAGCACCTTTAATGTTTAATGTGTCTGCAGAACCATCACCACCACCAGTAGGTGTTAAGGTGATTTGACCTATAGATGAATTACCACCTGTAGATACTGCATATGTAGTACTGTCAACAGTGATATGCGAAGAGTTAGTTTGTGAAACTACTGTACCGTTGTCACCAACAAAAACAATTGTGTCGTTAGATAACGCAGCGTTATCTACTGTTAAAGTAACAACACC